AAGCCGATATTTTATGACCCACCTGAAGTGAAAGCGGCAAAAGAAAAGCTCATGGCAAATCTTTTTAAGTATAGCCTTAGCACTCCATACCGTGAGGGCGTTCGCCTGACGGTGAAGTGGCTGTTTCCAAATGACGGCAAGCACAAGGACGGAGAGTACAAGATCAGCAAGCCCGACACAGACAACCTGCAGAAGATGTTCAAGGACTGTATGACAAAGCTTGATTTCTGGACAGACGACCAGCTTGTGGCGAGCGAGATATGCGAAAAGTTCTGGGCGGACATACCTGGCATTTATGTGAGGATAGAGGAGCTATGACGATACATGAAGTAAAGAAGAGTCTCGGACGCAGGGTGAGCTACAACGGCTCTGACTGCTACGAACTGACAGGGTGCATTATCCGCAAGAGCAGTAAGACAGGTCAGTTCTTCTACCAGGCAGAGATCGCTGACAAGACTTGTGGCAATACGTTGGTGTATTGTAGGCTGGAAGAGTTGAGGTGTGAGAATGAAACACACTGACCACACTCTTTGCGGGCACTGCCGCCACGCAGTACCGACAAAGGATAAGATAACAGGAGAATACCTCACAGGCTGTGCATGGTCCATAGACCGCAGACCTGTCGAGGGTTGGAGGACGTGCCAGCACAGAATGTACGAGGCTCAAAAAGGGGGCATGATACATTCATACACTGTGACGGAATGTCCTGAGTTTGAGGAGGGGTAAAATGGCAAAGGACAAAACACCCGAAGAACTGTTAATGCAGTATTCGGCAGGAATTTTAAAGTCAATAGAGCAGTACAAGTCCATTATCGAGCATGGCTGCAGCGACCCATCATGGCCTGACGGCTGTAATGCCAACTTGTGCAGAAACCACGTTCTAGCGTATAAGCGATATATTCTAGATATCTGCGCGGATAACGATTTGGAAATCCCACAGGAATATTACCTGCCAACGCCGCCTGAACAGGACAATCGCTTTATGGCTGACAAGACTAGCGAAAGGTACAAAAGGTTGAACAGCTATCCTGATTATAACGGCAGG